CTACGCATTGGTCTTGAGAACATCATTCCAGAACATAAGAAACCACGTAAGATTGAAATTGATAATGAACTAAAAACATTCAAGCCTCAACTTCTACAAGAGAAACAGGCTGCGTAATGAGTGGGGCGCAAGCCCCACTTTATTAATAAATTTTAGGATTTTGTTATGAAACCCAATCAAAACTTTAAAATGAAAAAAGACTTAAAAATTTTATTGTCAAGTCTTAAAGGTGAATCTAAATTTGACTATAAACGTGAGATGATTCAATCAATCATTGCACCACGCATTGAGTTTAAGAAAAAGAAAAAAGAAGAGACACAAGATGACTGACCTATTAATGGTGAGTCACTTTCACAAAGACTTTCCTTTCAATCACGAATCATCTTGGCTTAAAGCAGCATACGCTGGTAGCCATGCACCATATGGTTGGCATCCACCAGGACCAGGTAATTGGATAAACACATCACATTATAAAAGTGTACACGAATATCGACACTATTATGGAACAGTTTCCGAAGATAATTTTCTTCGTGCAATGGGTCAACAGGCATCAGAATATTACACATGGAAAAATATTCGTGCTGATTTCATTGGTTGTACAACATATCGCCGCTATCTAGATTTTAAGGGTGACATTGAAAAAAATGTGCTGAAGGCATCATTGAAATCAACAAAAGAAAATGTTGATTACTTGTCATCTGATGAACAGAAAATAGCAGCATTAAAACTATTCGAAATACATGATGTTATCACGAATCCAATTACATCATTACCTTACTCTGTGCGTAATCAATATCTACAGTCACAGCCAGCAGAGTATCTAAATTTATTTTTAGAAGGCATCGATAAACTGATGCCAGACTACAGAAATAGTATGAGTTGGTGGAATGAAAACGGTGCAAGTTTCGAAACATGCTATGTCATGCGTAAGCAACTATTCAGAAAATATGCTAGTGAGTTATTTGAATTATTAGAATATGTGTGGCAAAATACCAATAACAGATATCCAACAACGGTAACAACATCCGAACCTTTACCATGGCGTTACCCAGGTTTTCTTGGTGAAAGATTTGTGTCATTTTTTTTACACGCTAACAAAGTGAACGTGGCTAGAGTTCCACTCATTATTCTGGAATAAACAAAATAATTTTTTGTTGTATGCCATATGTGAAGTAAATACTTACTTATTATGAAAGAAAAATACATAAAAGCGCATATGAAAGCAGCCAGCGTATATGCTGAACTTTCTACTGCTCATCGATTACAAGTAGGTTGTGTAATCGTCAAAGACAATACAATTATCGGTATTGGTTATAATGGTATGCCTTCCGGTTGGAACAATGACTGCGAAGAGATGTTATACGTTCTTAAAGAAGAATGTTATTCTACTGATGAACATATGATATCTTCTGGTTATACTGAAACTGCTCATGGTTGGTCAAAACTTATCTCTAAACAAGAAGTACTTCATGCTGAATCTAACGCAATCGCAAAAGTTTCTCGGTCAACAAACTCAAGTGAAGATGCATCAATGTTTATTACCCACGCACCATGCTTGGAATGTGCTAAAATGATATATCAGTCAGGAATTAAGGAGGTTTACTACAAAAATGTCTACAGAAGTGAAGATGGTATTAATTTTCTAAAAAAGTGTAATGTCGAAATTGTTCAGTATAATAAGGAGTAAATTATGAGTAACATTGCAAAAGTTGCGAAACAATTAGCAGAAACAAATGTTAAACTTCCTAAGGCATACAAGTATGATCTTGTAATGCGTGAGTTCGACAATAAGATTGAATTAATCGGTCTTATTGATGATCCAACCTATGACATTTCCGACTTTGTTGGTCGTGAAATGTTATTTCCGAAAAAGTGGGTAACACTTGATGTTTATGAACCATCCACAAGAGTAACAAATTAAAATCACATCATCAGATTTAATAATTTAATGTCGAAATATTATACTAATGTTTGTGTTTATGGTAACAACATACTTTTTCGTGGAGTGACCAACGGTCGTAGAGTAAAAAGCAAAGTTAAATACTCTCCGTCTTTGTTTGTGCAATCCAATAAACCATCTCAATGGCATTCATTATTTAATGAGCCACTTGAGCCTATGACTTTTGATACTATTCGGGAGGCACGTGATTTCGTTAAACGTTACGAAGATGTGGCAAACTTTAAAATCTATGGCAATACGCGCTATGAATACGCCTTCATTGCTGATAATTTTAGAGGCACTATTGATTGGGATATTTCTCATCTTTCTATTGTATTCTTAGATATTGAAGTTGGATCGGAAAATGGATTTCCTGATCCATACAAAGCGACTGAACCTATCACCGCAATTAGTATTCATCAATTGAATGGTGGTACAACAGTTTATGGTTGTGGTAATTATGAGGTAAAAGGTGATGAAACATATGTTCGATGTGAAGATGAAATCGATTTGTGTAAACGGTTTCTTGCTGCTTGGTCAAGCGATTGGCCTGACGTTGTTACTGGTTGGAATATCAAGTTCTTTGATGTTCCTTACATTATCAATCGCTTCACACGTTTATTTGGCGATGATGTAGTCAATAAATTGTCGCCGTGGTCTGTGTATTCAGAGAGAAAGACATTCTTTAAAGGTAAAGAACAGATTGTCTATGATTTGATTGGTATATCTGCACTTGATTATCTTGAACTATATCAATGGTATGCGCCGGGTGGTAAAAATGTAGAAAACTATCGTCTTGATACAATCGCCAACGTGGAACTTGATGAAAACAAATTATCATACGATGAGTATGATAGTCTACATCAACTCTATAAACTTGATCATCAAAAGTTTATAGAGTATAATATTAAAGATGTGCATTTAGTTTTAAAACTTGAAGACAAGTTAAAGTTAATCGAACTTGCACTAACTTTGGCGTATGACACTAAGTGTAATTACGATGATGTATTTGCACAAACAAGAATGTGGGATGCTTTAATATATAACTATTTGCTAGAAAAGAAAATTGTTGTACCGCCGCGCCGTGTGGTAAAAAAGAATCAAGCCTTTGAAGGCGCATATGTTAAAGAACCACAAATTGGTTTACACAATTGGGTCGTATCATTTGACTTGAACAGTTTGTATCCACATCTGATTATGCAGTATAATCTTTCTCCAGAAACGATTGTGGAAAAAGAAGATTACACAGATGAGATGAAACAACTTTCAGGCATTGTATCAGTAGAAAGTTTACTTGATAAAAAACTTGACACAAGTGTATTGAAAGGTGTAACAATTACACCAAATGGTCAATTCTTTCGTACAAACAAGCAGGGTTTTCTACCAGCAATGATGATCGAAATGTATGAAGATCGTAGGAAGTTCAAGAAATTGATGTTGAAAGAACAACAAGACTATGAGAATGAAAAGAATTCAGCAAAGAAAAAAGAAATTGAAAAACTGATTGCTCGATACAACAATCTACAATTGGCTAAAAAAGTTTCATTAAACTCTGCTTATGGTGCGATGGGCTCACAGTATTTTCGGTTCTATGATTTGAGACAAGCACTTGCCGTTACACAAGCGGGTCAATTGTCAATTCGTTGGATTGAAAACAAACTCAACGAATATCTAAACAAATTATTAAAAACTGAAAAAGACTATGTTATTGCTTCGGATACAGATTCAATCTATCTCAATCTTGGTCCACTGGTTGATTCTGCGTATAAACAAAAGCCATCAACTGAGAAAATTATCGCCTTCATGGACAAAATCTGTGAAGAGAAGATTCAACCTTATATTGATCAGAGTTATCAGAATCTTGCTGAGTATGTTCACGCATACGATCAAAAGATGCAAATGAAACGTGAAGGTTTGTCTGATAAAGGCATTTGGACAGCAAAGAAGCGTTACATTCTGAATGTGTACAACAATGAAGGTGTTCAGTATGCCAAACCAAAACTTAAAGTTACAGGTCTTGAGATGGTTAAGTCATCAACACCTACCGTTGTTCGTGCTAAGATGTATCAATTGGTAAATTTGGTTGTGAACACCGATGAAGAAACTGTTCAGCAGTTTATCGCAGACTTTCGTGAAGAGTTTCGTAAATTGCCAGTTGAAGATATTTCTTTTCCACGTGGATGTAATGGCTTAAAAGATTATTCTGATTCTGCTACAATATACAAGAAAGGCACACCAATTCATGTCAAAGGCGCAATACTTTACAATCATTTTCTGAAGCAACATAATTTGTTAAATAAGTATCCTTTGATACAAGAAGGTGAAAAGTTGAAGTTCACATATCTCAAAACACCCAATCCATTTAGAGATATGGTAGTTTCATTTCCAACCAGATTGCCTAAAGAGTTTGATCTACAAAAGTATATCGATTATGAAACACAGTTTGATAAATCTTTTGTGGAACCAGTTAAAGCGATTCTTGATTGTATCGGTTGGCAAACAGAAAAACAATACACACTTGAGAACTTTTTTACGTGATACATGTAATACTACCATTTTTGACTGCCATTGCTTTATCGGGTATTGCTGCTTATTACTCGGTGATTGGTCTTGCTCAAATATTTCCAGGTTCATATTGGCCCATTATCATTATGGGTTCTGTGCTCGAAGTGGCAAAATTGGTAACTGTATCATGGGTGTACAATCATTGGAAGACAACATTCTCCGCACTTAAACTTTATTTTTTGATTGCAGTTGTGTTGTTGATGGGAATTACATCAATGGGTATCTTTGGCTATTTGTCAAAAGCACACATTGAACACTCAAGCACAATTGCACCACAAGTAGCAAAGGTAGAAATCTATGATGAAAAGATCCAAGTTATTCAATCGCAGATCGATAGGAACAACAAGAACCTTAGTCAGTATGATGAGGCTGTCGATCAAGTTATGGGCCGCTCGAAAGATGAAAAAGGAGCGGAAAGGGCGAATCAAATTCGCAAAGCCCAACAGAAAGACCGTGAGAGAATCATTGCTGAGACTAAAAGGCTACAAAAAGAGATACAATTACTTACAGAAGAGAGGATGCCTCTATCGTTGGAAGTTCGCAAGGCTGAGTCAGATTTGGGACCTATAAAATATGTTGCCGAAGTAGTTTATGGTACACAAGATCGTGACTTGATTGACAAAGCAGTTCGATTGGTAATCTTTGTCATTATCATTGTATTCGATCCACTGGCTGTATTGTTATTGATAGCAGCGAATCAAACTTACCTCAGAATCAAAGAAGACAAAAGTAAAATTGAGTCAATCAAAAAGGTTATAAAGAAGAAAAAACTTGACAGTACACCCACACGTAGTTTAGAATCATTCTTTATAGATGATAAACATACGGTAATACCAAAAGACAAAATAGCAGACATTGGAGATATGAATGAGCGTTCTTGACAAACTAAAAAAAGCATCGACAATCAAAGAAACATCGGTGCTTTCTAAATCAAAGTTCTTTACGGATAAAGATATGATTCGAACAGATGTGCCTATCATCAACGTGGCATTATCTGGTAATCTTGATGGTGGTTTGACACCTGGCCTAACAATGTTTGCTGGTCCTTCAAAGCACTTCAAGACAGCATTTGCTTTACTCATGGCAAAATCATACATGAACAAATATGATGATGCTGTTGTTTTGTTTTATGATTCTGAGTTTGGCACACCACAAAGTTATTTTGATGCTTTTGGTATTGATACTGAACGTGTACTTCACACACCAATCACTGATGTTGAACAGTTAAAGCATGATATCGTGAATCAACTTCAGAATATTGAAAAAAGTGATAAAGTTATCATCATTCTAGATTCGATTGGCAATTTGGCGTCAAAGAAAGAAGTTGATGATGCGACTGAAGGTAAATCTGTTGCTGATATGAGCCGAGCAAAACAGATGAAGTCGTTGTTTCGTATGGTTACACCACATCTAACAATGAAAGATATACCAATGGTTGTTGTCAATCACACATACAAAGAGATTGGCATGTTTCCAAAAGACATTGTTGGTGGTGGTACAGGTTCTTACTATTCGGCAGATACGATCTGGATTCTTGGTCGTCAACAAGACAAAGAAGGCACAGAAATTGTCGGTTATAACTTTATTATCAACGTAGAAAAAAGTAGATATGTTAGAGAAAAATCTAAAATACCTGTTACTGTGTCTTTTGATGGTGGCATTAACAAGTGGTCTGGTCTACTTGATATTGCACTCGAAAGTAATTTCGTATCCAAACCTAGTA